ACGTGAACTAAAAACACATCTTTGATTATGTCCATATCTGTTTTTTGCTCTTCCTATCTTCTTCCCTAGAGTGATACACCCTTGTAAGTGCGACTGCCACCCTTTACTTTTATCTCCTGCAAAATTTGCTCCATGAATGAGTATAAAACTTCTATTTGGTACATGCTTTACATGATATAAACGTTTTTTAAAGCTGGGAGAATATCTTGTTTGAACGATATACTCTCCATTAGGTATGCAAGATATATTTGGTTGATTATCTTTATCTGGTAACTCTAAAGAATGCCAATACTTACCCTCTAAAAGAAGAAGTCCAAATGTACCTTGTTCTGTCGAATTGAAACGATTAAGTATTGCTGTTTTCATTTTATTTTTCTAACTTTGCAAGTATTTTTTCGATGCCATTTTCAAGCTTGTCAAATTTTTCATCCATATGTTTTTCAAGCTGTCTGAACATCTCTTTTGTAACAAACTCTTGTCTTACTTGCTCCATCGTAGGGGCATTACCAAGTTTAACTTTATGTGTTGCCAGCTCTTGATTTACATCATCTAGCTTGTCAAACATCTTTCCATGCAGTAATTCATCCTCTTTTTTGTGCAACTCTGCTTTTTCTTTTAAATCTTTAATATCTTGATGATGTTGTTCTGTTTTGTTTTTAACAGTTATAAAAACTGCAAAATACGTCAAAGCGCCAAAAATTCCACTTATCATCCATGTTTCCATTATTTTATTCTCCAACAACAAAATTCTCTCATCTCACTCTCCTAAACTTTTTAAGCAGTGTTTGCTCTCTATTTTTTTCAACACACAACACACTGCATTATCAAACCAACTAGCTGTACCTTTAGATTGCTTCCTGTGTATATGAGAACTTATAGTTTCATCTTGGCTACCATTCCATAGTAGCACATTAAACATTTGGTCAAGAACTAAAAGAAACCGCATACCACGACTCCTCTTAGCTACATCATTATCAAACTTCTTGTATAACTCTTCTTGTTTCATACTAACTCGTCCTCTCTTCTTTGTCTCTCTCCAGTTAGTACACCAACAGCTATAGCATATGCATCTGCTTTTTCTATAATCTTGCCTACAAGGTACTCTTTAGTAACTCCTCTAGCTAAAACCAAGTTGTCTATGAATGGTGTTGATGCTGAGTTATCTGCAACATATGCTCTTGCTTCTGCTTCTTGTCTATCCCATGTACTTATCTCCGTGTTTGGTACACCTTTAGTAAGCTTTGCAACTTCTGTTTCATACCAATTGTTTATATATGTAAGTTTTGTCTCTTTATCAGTTACTTGGAGATGGTCTACATAGCTTTGTGGCGCTATAATGTTACCCTCTACATCTCTCTCTACTGCTATGTATCCATCTAGCTTATAAGGTTTTAGGTTGAAGTCTGTATCTACAAACTCCCCTACTTCTAGCTCAACCCAGTCCTCTTCAACAAGATGTGTTTGGTCTCCTAAAAAACTACCATCATCCTTTTCCCCTATACTAACTACTGCACCATTTGTTTTTTTGTAATATCTCATAATTTTTCCTTTTTTAAGAAGCTAGTTCTGCCCATATGATTATAGTATTATCAGCTGTTACTTTGTATTTTGCACCAGCTGGTATAAAGCAACATCCACCGTATGCAAAAGTTAAAACTGTCTCATCATTAACAACAAAACCAAAATTACCAGACCCGCAAGAAATTAAAACAAAAATACCTTTCCCTGAAGTATTATAATAATCAACGCCCGCACTTCTGCTAGCCGTAACAATTCGATAGTTTTGACCCATTCCAAAAGATGTTTGATAAAAGCCTAAAGGAGTTATAGCTTTAGTGTTATTTGCTCCTGCTCTTATTTCTGCTGCTGTTGCAATGCTTGTTATGCCATTAAAGCTTGCACCTGTAATCGGTACAAAGAATTGAGCATTTGTTTTAGTAAGCGCAAATGGAGTAGATATAGTAGAGGAAACACCTGCTGTAACATTGTCTGCTATTTGAAACCGTATTACCCCAATCGCATCATCCACAGTAGAGGTTATCCTTGCACTACTACCATCTGCATCAGGTATGCCATTAGCGTGATTGAAAGTTATATTTGCGTTGCCTCTACCATCGTTTACCGTCATGGCGACACTACCACTACCAACGCCTGTTTCTATCCTTCCTCCTGTGTTTGTTACATTTCCGCTAAAAGTTGGAGAATTTAGAGGTGCTTTTAAGTTTAAAGCATTTTGCATCGCTGTACTAACAGGCTTGTTTAAGTCAGATGTGTTATCTACGTTAGAAAGTCCTACTTGCGCTTTGGTGACTGCGTGAGGATTGCTTGTGTTGTTTGCATGTGCAAGTATCCTTTCATCAACTTCTACAGCTGTATATGTAGCATCATCTACGCTTGCCAACTCATTTAATTTTTCGTTTACTGCATTTTCCATCTGTGTAACAGCATTTTGTGTTTCTGTTTCAAGATAATCTCCTGCTTCACCTATAATAGTTCGCAGTTTATCATCTGTATTTGCTATGCTATCACTGCCAAGTATGTTTACACTTGGCGCAAAATCATTTACAGTTATAGACATAATTAACTTCCTTTTATATTTTCTAGTTTTGTTGCGATTGTGATCTCTTCTTGTGCGTGTGTAGTCCAATCGCTAGAACTAAAATCACCACTTAATCTTTCAGTAGTACAAATTTTTATAGTCACTCCATCTATCCATAAGTCATTTGCTTCATATGGTGTATATGGTTCGATATTGAATACTTTTACTTCATTATCAGTTATACCTGCGCTTACGAGTTGCCCTAGCATACGTCTCACAACAGCTATCTGCTCAGTTGTACATAAAATCCAATCAGTACCGTTGAAATATTTGTATAACTCTGCCCCATTGCCTGCATCCCATAAAATACCTTGCAATATCTCATCATCAAATGTAAACTCATCGAGAGTTATGTTTTCAACAGTAACTTTCCATATGTCATACTTTTTTGGTGTTGTTGGAGCAGTAAAAGAAGTATAGATGGTCATAACACCATCTATAAATGCTTTTTCTATCAAATACGCATCTCTTATCATATAAATCATACATGGCTTTGCTACATGTAAATTGTAATTTGTTGCATCTGATTTATGTTTTGTAGTATCTACAGCATATGCTATAAGTGGATAATCACCAATATCAAGATTTGAAACTGTGAGAGTATTTACTATTGTATTATAAAACTGACCTGCTATACTTATCTCATAGTGATCAAAATCTATCTCTTTGTTTTTATCCCATGTTATAACAATAGCGCCATTTGACCAGTTTGCTGATATGTTGGTAACTGCGCTTGGCTTGTCTGTTTTGCCTAAAAACGTATAAGTTATCTCTTCAGTAGCTACTTTAAAAGTATAAGTTTTACCTGCAATGAGAGAGTTTTTAAACTCAAATGTATCTGCATCAGTTTGTCCGTATTTAATACCATTTACATAGATGTTTTCAAAAAAGTTTTCTTTTCCAACCCATGAAAGAGTTAAAATTTCATCAATAGTTCCATTTGCATTTTTGATTAGATTTTCACTAGCTTGTAAGTTTCGCACACCATCAGCGATAATAACCTCTTCAACATTTATCACAGCTTCATCATTGTAAACATCAGCGTTATATTCAATAGCTTTTATTTTGCGCTTAAAATCACTCGCTCTTGATATGCTTACAACTCTATAAAGGTTGATAGCTTCAGTATCTTGTCTTCCAAATGCATATACATCATGTAACTGCGGTACAACTTCGAGTGTATTTACTGTGATAGTGTCTGTTGTAGTCTCTAAATCAACACTTGGTACATCTACTACATGTATCTCATCATCTTGTGTTCTAAACTGTATCTCATAGTTTACATCAGTTTCAAGTGTGACTTCTTGGTCAAGTGTTATACTCGTTGCAGCAGCTGAGATGATACGACCATCTGCTAGAGTATTTGTCATGTACTTTTTACCGACTTTTATCACATCGCCAACACTACAAGCGATAGCATCTATATCTGCTTCAAACGAGACAGCTTCCGTTATGTATCTGTTTTGATTAAGCATAAACTGTGCGTAGTTTGCTGCTTGTTGTCTATTTGTACAGCCATAAAGTGTGACTGATGTTTTTATCTCTATAGTACTTGCATCAAAGTCGTGTGATTGTAATTGTACTGTTTTCGCATTGTAGTTATCTTCCGCATCATAGTATGTAACCTCTATGACATTTGTACGCTCATTGTAAGGGATATAATCCATAGAAAAACTACTATCTATGATATTACCACTTGTAAAGAGAAATGATTGTGTTGGTATATCTATTACTTTGCTAACAATAGGAGTAAATTTGTTTCCAAACTGTACTACAGTTGCACGACCAAGAAGCGAAACCATATTTAAAGCACTTTGTAGCTCTTGTTGGTTATCTAAGTATAGTCCAACTGAGTAGCTTTTAGTATCGCACCAATCAGCCCACTCTTGAAACTTCTCTAAGTCTATGTTTTTGTCTTCTATACCATCTCTTTTTAGGAGATCATAACAAGCCCATGCAGGATTGCTTTTTGGTTTTGTGCTTCCTACATTTGCAACTTTACATGTAATCGTAGGAAAACTTCCATTTAATTGGTCTGTTGCTAAGGCATTAACACTTAAAAGTGCAACACCAGGATAAGTAAAATCATCATAAACCACTTCATTAACATAATCAAGACTCAGAGCATTTGCAACTCTTGTGTTTGTATCGTATGCGCTTACTCTTTTAACTTTTATCTCATACTGTGCTTTTGGAAGTTCTTTTATCTTGTAAGAGAGTTTTTTTGCTGTTTTGTATGTATTTGATACTAGTTGTGTATTTACAACATATGTACTTCTTACTGTTTTGCCTGTATATGTAATTTTTATTAGTCTAGGACCATCGCCATCTGATGTTCTAATATAAAAATATTCTCCTTTATACTGAGTATAAACAGAACCATCGCTATAATGATAATCATAAAGAGCCACTTTTCTTGTGAGATAATCCCACTCGCTATCACCTACTTTCCTATATGCTATCTCAAACTCAAGGCTTTTAGCTTGATAACTTCCACTATCTGTTACATAGTAAAGCCCACTAGGTAGTGACATTACTACTTCTATCTCTTGGACTGTATTTCCTAGTGTTGTGTATGTAGTTTCTATGTTTTGTTCATTTAAATTCCTAGAGATACTTACAGTCGTTGCGCTATCTCTGAAATTTCCTATAACTGCTTGGTTTTCTGTGCCGTTGGTTGTGTAGTATTCTATATCGTTGTAGTTATCTATGCTTTGTGCATTTATCTCTATATCGCTTATGCTGTCAACTTCTCCATCGTTAACTGCCATAAGAATGTTAATATATTGTTTATCTCCATCTAAAGAGAGATAACTGCCTATGATAGGTGGCGTTACTCTTGCAGTTCCAAGCATAATAGGAAGAGTTGTACCAACTTCACGAGCATTGCTTCCACCACTAAAAGAGTAAGTAGGAGATACGCTCTCGAGTGAGCTTGATGTACTAGTAGATGGTGATGGTAAAGGCATAAGTGCATTGATGAGCATGCCACCTGCGAGGATGATAAAGCCTTGAGCAACTCCAAGTATAATTCCCCCCATAGCACCACCAAGAACACCTGCTCCTGTTATCATCCCTGCATTAACCATTCCACCAATAAGCTGTCCACCAAGCGGACCTGATATCGCTACTAAAGCTATCATAGCTATAATTCTCAGTGGATTTGAATCACCTCCGCCACCTTTTGGGATAGCTACAAAAGCAAGATGGTCATTTTCTTTTAAAACATACTTGTAATCTTCTGTAATTTGACCATTGAGTGATACAACAAGCTCTAAGTCTTCATCAGAATTGTTGAGATAGTAAAATATAGCTACACCATGCCCTATCTCTTTTACTGTTTTATCGTAAGTGTTAAAAGGATTGTTGAGAACTGTTAAGAAAGCCATCTGTAAAATCCTTTTATCTGGTTTTTAACTGTTGGATGGTTTATATCTATGATGTGTGAATCTGTGTTTTTATAAGTATGCAGCATCCTTTTATTATCTATCATGACACCAAAGTGAGTCACCATACCAGGATGATTTTCATTGAGACACATAGCAACACCACAGTTTTTTTTAGGTGTTTTTATCTCTTCCCAATGCTTTGAAATCTCTTCGTGATATTTTGCAAGGCTTCTTCTTGGCTGTTCTGCACTGATGTGTACTTCAGGTATCTCTATGCCTAACTCTTTTTTGTAGTACAACATCAAAAGACCATAACAATCACAACCGTTAAATGTTCTTCCTTTGTCTTTGTATGGGATGCCGATATAATCAATCATATAGATATACCTTTATTTCCAACAGCAGGAAAGCCGCCATATCTCATAGAGTTGTCAAGCTCTCTACATCTTACAAGTGTTTTATCGCAACTTGTTTCACTTCCTGTGTATCCACATAGAGAAGATTTGAATTTAAAACGACATGCATTTGGGTACATCTTATACTGTGGAGTTCTTGCACGAAATAAGTCTCTAGCACTTACAGTAAAAGCCACTTCAAGATGGTTTATGCTTTGAGTTGAGAGAATTAAGTCATACGAATAGACAGGTGTTGGATTATCTAAATCTTTGCTATTTACTACATATAATACGACATCTATAGGGCTAAAACCATTTTGTTTAACATAAACGTCATACTGTCTTATGTACTGACCTATGATGTTATTTACATTTGAAACTTTTATCTGAAACTGTGAAGTCTCAGCATTTGAGCTTTCACTTATCTCATCTATGCTAAAAGGAAATCTTTGCCATGTGTATGAGTTCCATGTGATGTCTTCGTTGTTATTTACAACTCTGATAGTCTCTGCAACACTTGGGATAGTGATCTCTAAAAGGATAAGAAAAACACTATCTGTTGTAAGCTTATTTTTTTCAACTTTTACAACTGAACTTATCTCTTGCATTAGACTTCCTTAAGAGAAAAAGACACGCTTTGATACAATGGAGTATCTTGTTTGAAACTCAATGAATTTCCATCAAATCTGACTGTATGAGTGTTATTTGTTATAGGGTGTGTAAAAGTAAAATCCAATGCTTGATTTGCTTCAAAAAACTCTTCAAGGATAAGAGCATTTGCATTTGTTAATGCTGTAAAACCTATCTTAAATCTTCTTGTTGTCCTTGTGTATTTTCTTCTAGTCTGTTCATATCCGCCATCATAACTAGCTGTTAACACAGGCTTTATTACTTCTGTTTCTATGGTATTGATTTTTAAACTTGGAAATGCGCTCATCTCATGCCCTTTAACATATCTCTAATTCCACTTACATTTCTACTGACTCCATCCATAACGATATTGATAACTTTCTCTTGCTCACCTCTTGAGTTTGTACGAGTTGATTCGCTTATTTGGTCTGCGCTTATCTCTTGTGAAGTATTGTTTGTGATTTGCACTATTACATTTGAGCCACTATTCCCTTTCATAGTCACTGGTATAGTTTTTCCATCAGGGAGTGGCACATAAGCCTCGTTCATTCTGCCCTCTCCAAAAACTGCAAGCTGTGGAGAGTTTGCAATACCGCCAGTAGAGTATGCTTTTAGTGGAAGTGAGCCTTGAGGTGTCATAATCCCACCATTTGCAAAAAAACTGCTAAATATACTTGTTGCGGCGGATGCTAATGGCTTTGCAATTTGCACTTTTATAATCTCACTTATGATTGCATTTACAACGCTTTCACCAAGTTTTTTCAAATCTGCAAATCCCTCTTTGGTGAAGTTAAAAAACTCTTCAAAACCACTTGTAAGATTGTCTTTTATCGTAGCTTGCATCTTTTCAAAAGTACTTTTTGCATCATCTTTTATTCTGTCAAAATAGTTTTTTTTCATAGCTTCAGCCATTTCTTTGGCTTTTTCTTCTCCAATTAAAGGTTTATACTCTTCCATGAGCTGTTGTTGTTTGATAGCCCATGCTTCTGAGTAGTTTCCTATCGTTTCATAGTATGTTAGATATGCATTTTGGCTTTTTTTAAGGTCTTTGTCTGTGCTTGATGAGCTTCCAAGTCTAATGTTTCCGTCTTTTGCACCAGTAACAGTACTTTTTGCGCTTGTGATAGCAGCTTGTACTCCTGCTTGAATCTCTTTGAAGTTAGACATTACACTTGCGCTAAACTGCTTTGCAAAAGTTACACCTGGTTGTTTTATTAAAGCATCTACATCTTTTTGCATTGATGCCCATGTATCTTTTAGCTCTTTATCAATAGAGTTTGTATTTATTATTTTTTCAAATTTAAAATCTATACTTTCTCCACCAAAAGTGCTACTTAGTTTGTTATACGCTTCAATAGCACTGTTTAAAAGATGTATAGGTGTATTAATAGCTTCTGAAAAATACTTTACTATGCCAATAAAAGCAAATTTAACTGCTTTTAATACAAGCCCTATTCCACTTATTGCATCTTTTACAAATCCTATAGCAGTAATAATGCTATTAAAACCACCTATAAAGTTGTTTGTAAACTCTGTAGCACCATCTGTTGTTTGTTTAAACATATTGTTAAAAACTTTGCCAATCTGATTTACAAAAGCTTTTACATAAGCAAATAATCCTGCATCCATAATCTCTTTTTTAAACCTAGTCCATGAGTCGCTTAGATTTGACATCATCCCATCGTATGTTTGCATCTGCTGTTGCATTGCGCCCTCATACTTACTATTAAAAATAGCACTTAATGTTGATTGTATTATCTCAGCGTTATTTTCAATAATAATATGTTTAGCTCTACCGCTTGCATCCATCCAGTTATAAGCTACTTTATCGCCTTGTACGCTTGCTTTAATACCGAACTCTTTGAGTCTTTCATTTTCTCCTGTTAATGCATCTGCCATAGCTTCGACTGCTTGCATAAGTGGCTTACCCATAGCACTAGCAGTATCGCCTAAAGTTTTTAATGTTCCATTTGTAGGATCTATACCATATGCTTTAAGTTTCACAAAAGACTCTGTTACTTGTGTAAGCTGATAAGGTGTGTTTGTAGCAAAATCTTGTATCCAAGCCATAGATTCTTTTGCTTTTACAGAACTACCCTCTATGGTCGTTAGTGTTGTTTCAAATCTCTCAAACTCTGCTGAAGTGTTTACAAAATTTGTAAATCCTGAGATTATTGCATCAAAACCCTGTTTGACTGCGTACAATCCAACAGTAGCTTTTGTTATTCCTATTAATGACTGAGTAAAACCTTTTGCTCTTTGCTGTGCTGAATAGATGCTTTTACTTAGCTTATTCATATTACCTTGTGTGACTATAAGTTCTTTTGTATCTGAGTCTATTTTTAGCTTTATTCTTAGGTCTGTGTTTGCCATTATTTCATACTTTGTGCTATAATTAAAGAAAAAGGAGATGCTATGAGACTATTATTAGATATGTTTGATTTATCAGCTATTGCTATCATTGGTTTTCTATCTCCATTTATTCTTTTGTATTGGCTAGTGTCGTAGCCCAAATACTTCCCATCTGTACTATTATTGGTGTCCAGTAGCTCACATCAAACCCATTCCATTTTAAATAGTCTTTGATAGCTTTATACTTTTTCCCAACAACACCTGTAAAACCATATTCAAAAGGTATCTTTAAAAACACCCTTGAAAGTACAAATAGTTCGTAATCATTTAAAATAACTATTTTTGAAAGAGGATTATCTTTCAACTCCTCTTTTTCTTCAGTTGAGAGATATATTTCCCCGACACCTTTTGCATTTTGTTCAGCCCAAAGATAGAGTTTTTCTATCTTTTCGCTTTCTGCTTTCCCAAAGCATCATCCAATGATGTTTTAAAATCGAAGATATTTGACTCTTCTTGCTCTTCTAACATCTCAGCCACACGATTACCACTTATACACTCAGATAAAATCTTACATGTAAAGTCTAGCTGTGCTTTCACGTCTGTATCATCAATAGATAAAGCTTCTCTTACATGTTTTGTAGTTGGAGCTTTATACGTCAGAACTTCAACTGTTCCATCTTTAAACTCATATTCAAACTCAATAGAAGCTCTATTTTGACTCATCTTTAACATTTTAAAACCTTTGTAGTTGATTGTGGGTTGATTTCTTGGTGGTGGCTCAACCACAAAAGCCACCGATTTTATGACCACTTAATCGAATAGTGATTATCTCCGTTTGCATCGCCTTGACATCTGAAAGTACGGCTAAAATTAACCATTCCGTCATTGTCGCTTTCACTCATTTCACTTGTTTTTGCTTGACTTGCAGTAATAGTTACTGTTTTACCTGCACCACTACCCAATACTATGATGATTTCTCTAACGTCTTCTGCTATCAAATCACTCCAACCGCTCTCATCACCTTTTGTTTTGATACCTGAAAGTGCGATAGTTGGTTTAAAGTCAGTTCTGATAAACTCACCAACACTTATCGCATAAATACTTTTTATGTCATTTCCAATATCAAAATCAAAACTCTCTGCATTGATTGTAGATCCATCAACTGTAATAGCACTTACCCTTGAGACTATCATCAATGACTCGGTATCAAGTGTAACAGTTGGATTTACTTCAGATGTTGCAGCAGGAGTTGTGTATCCACTTACGCTAAAAGTAGCTTTAGCACACTCTCCTACAGTACCACTTATCTTCAATGTTGCAATCGCACCATCTATGACACGTTTATAATCATCAATGTAAACTACAGCTTGAGACGAACTAACATCATTATGATTTGGAGTATATGTGACATTATCTGCACCTATAGTCTCCGTTAATCCACAAGCTTTTAATAGGTCTGCAATAGCAGGTGGAGTTTCAGGTGCTACACCTGTTTTATCGTTTCCCCTAAGCATTGCTACCAAATCAAACTGTACGGTTGTGTTGTTTGCATCAACGTAGTTTTTGGTTTGACCTAACTTTCCACTTCCAATCTCTTTATACTCTTGAGATTTAACATCAGGGCTTAAAAAAGGTGTTTCAGTAACAGTTACAGCATTTGCACTTGTAGCTGTACCGTTATACTTAAATAAAACAGCACTTTTATCAGTAATCTGCCTTGCCATAACTCTACTCCTAAATTAAATTTACTTCTGCTTCTATTATGAGTATTTCAAAATCAAGGTCTTTTAACTCTCTTTGAGTTCCATTGATTCTTACTCTATCATCACCATGTTCTACAAAATAGTTGATAACATCTGATAGTGTTTGAGTTTGTATTTCTGAATTTTTAGCTATAACAGCTATAGTTGCTATGTACTTCGATATGCTAGAAAATTCTCTTTTGATAACTTTGATATCAAATCCATTTATGGTTTTTCTAACCTCTGTTTTTATACTTGCAACTATATCACTCTCAGTCATCTCAAACCTTTGTCAACGCTATGATTTTTTCTGTTTTGAATTTATCTTTAAAATCAAAATTGATTACTTTATAAGTAATTCCATCAATGATGATCTCATCTCCAACTTGTATGTCAGAGACATATAATTCTAAACAGCTTATAACCATTTGCTCTGTATCAGATATCTCTAAATCCTCTACATGTAAAGCAGTAATAGAAACATTTTTATACAAAACAGCTATGGCAAAATCATCTGTGTTATAAAACACACTTTTTAAATCATCTGCCATTTGCTGTTTTAAACTCATCTTGTTATCCTATACGCACATCAACGCTTCCAGCAACTGCTGCTGTTTTTGCGCTTACTGCCATACCTGCTGGAGTGTTGTCTGTTGCTGTTTTAGTCAAAGCAGAACCATCCCAGTAAAGTAAATCACCGACAGCTATCGCATCAGCAGTCGCAGCAGTCTCTTCAAAAACTCCTACAAGTTTTACTGCACCAGTATCTCCATTAGCGATATCACTCATCGCTACTCCTACTCTTGAAGTTAAATCAACCATACTATTAACTGATACATCAGAACCAGTACCATTCGTCCAGTCGATTACTCTTCCCTCTTGTTTTTCTATAGCCATAATTTACTCCTAGTTACCAGCATTTTTATAAAGTGTTCTGAAGTTTTCAACCATCACACCATAATCAAACACGATTGTGTACTCAACCCCAGCGATATTGATGTCAGACATCTCTATGATAGGTCTTCTTCCAGTTCCAGCCAAGAAAAGAACTTTTACACTATGATTTCTAGCTGCAAGATACCAAGCATTTCCGCTGATATTTCCATCTTTGATTTGAGTAAGTTCTCCTTGCCAAGTATTGACGATACCTGAGTTCTTATCAGTACCAGGGATACTTGTACTTGAAAGGATCTGTTTACCCTCTCTGTATTTTGCAGGACCAGTAAGAAGAAAATATGGAGAGATATTTAAAGGCTCACCATTGAGTCCTTTTTGACCCATCATCGCTAGCTCTCCAGCTGTGAGTGCTGCATCTGTGATAGCAGTACCAGTTCCAGCTAAGTTACTATGGTTTGCATGGAAAAGAGCTACATTGTCACTCATTTTATAAGTACCTGTTAAAACACCATAAACATCTGCATTGAGTGTTCTTCTACCTGATTGAGTTAGGTTTTGAACTATTCTAGTAAATGCGCCCAAGTCATCATTGATGATAGCTTCTCTTGAAAGACTTACGATAAGACCTTTTGAGCCAATTTGACCTTTTTCACCTGACTCTTTTACTTGACCTTTTTTAAGCTCTCCTTTTTCATAAAGCTTTTGAAGATTTCCAAAACCACCAACATGAGCAAAAGTGTTCTCTTTGAAGTCTGGAACATCTCCCTCACTACACCACTCTTGGTATGTAGTAGGCTCTTCATCCCATGCATCTTCCAAAACTTTATTTGCTACATTTGAAAGCAAGATAGGAAAATCACTACTACCTTGTGCTAAAACCTTTTGAGCTACACTTGCAGCTGGTTCAAACTCACTAGCTCCTACAAGCTTTCTAGCGATTGCTAAAAGAGGTGCATTTTGAAACATACGAGCATCTGCGTGTGGTGTTGCTAGTTTTGCACCAGCTCTGAGTGCTAAACCATCAGCCATCGCCAAAATCATCTCGCCTTTGTTGTTTGTATCACCAACTTGTACCTGATGAACTGGTGTCTGTACAGATGCATCTAAGATAGCTCTTACAAACGCATCAGCACTTCCATCTTTTTGATACTGCACATGAAGAGCATTTCCAACTTGTCCATACTTCATAGCGATAGCATTGATTTCATTGACACGATTTAACTCTCTGTTTTGAGCTTTAAGAGTATCGTTTTCAATTTTTAAAGTGTCATCAACAACAGTCGAAGCACTCGCAGTAGGTTTTGTGTCTGCCGTTTGAACAACTTGTGGCATACTTAACTCCTTTTTTGTATTTTGAGGCTTATTTTCAGACTGTTTCATGTGCCTACCTAGATTTAAAAGATTGCATGTTTTATCTGCATCTTCACACATTTTCTCATCGATTTTCTTTGCAGCTTTTGCAAAGAGTTCCGATGCTTTAGCAAGTGCTGCTGTTTTTTCTGTTTGTATTTTTGAAGTTATAATCTCATCAGCAAGCCCAGCTGTGATAATTTCATCTCCATAAAAGAATGTCTCTTCATTTAAAAGAGTATTTATCTCATCTATGCCTTTTCCTGTTTTCTCGCTATAAGCTTTTGCTAAAAGTGCTGTTACTCCCTCTAAGTGGTCAGCATACTTTCTCATATCTCTATGGTCACCCTCACTCCATCCCCACGCATTGTGGATCATAAAGATAGAGTTATCATAAACTTTAACTTTATCTCCTGCCATAGCTATATAAGAAGCGATAGACATTGCATATCCATTGATGATGATAGTGATTTGTCCTTTGTCATATGACTTCAGAGCGTTATATATAACAAGTCCATCATAAACATAACCACCCTCACTGCTTATCTCAACTTCAATGTCTCCACTTGCATTTTCTATCTGTCTTACGATGTCGTCACTCCAGGTATCCCATCCAACAACACCGTTAATTTTTATTTTCATCTTTTTCTCCCTCTAATACTGAGCGTAGTAAGTCTTTGTTTTTTTGCTCTATGGCAACTACTTCTTCATAGTACTCGCCTAGTATCTCTTTTTTGATTTCTATCTCTTTTCTTTTTGTTCTTAAATTTTCTTCATAGTCTTGACCACGAGCTGCACAAAAATCAGATGTAGTGCTTCCGCCCATGTCTATCTCCATCTGTGAAGCTGTTAAGTCTTTTATAGGCTCTATCCACTCTCGCTTTGGATATATCCACTTAGGAGATACATAATCATCTTTGTTATTTTCAAAAGTTTGTCGTTTGATTGATTTTATATTGCCAAGCATGACTTCAAGCTCTAGCCACTCTTCAAATATCTCATCTAAAACATGTGCGCTTAAGCTTTTTTGGTTTTGGTCAAATAGCCTATGGTCCTCTTGTCTTCCCATACGGCCACTTGAAAAGTTCACATGCGAGTAGTCTCTAAAAGCTAACTCATAAGATACTTTTCTAGCAACACCCATGAGTCTAAGTGATGAGAGTACAAACTGCTCATAGTTTTCTCCGCCATTTGCACTATCAAATGACTTTAACTCTTCTCCACTTCTAAGATAGTAAACCATCACACCGTTTATATCAACCAAATCACCATCTAAAAACTCAGATGAGTCTCTTTGAGTAGATGAAAAGCTCATAGCATCTCTATCTGTCTCTATCGCATAAGCTACATTTGCTCTAGCTCTAGCGCTTTGGATAGTAGCAGACTGAAAAGCAGAAAAGTTTTTTATATCGACTATGGCTTGTTTATACTCGCTCACACCTCGTTTTTGCGTTGGTCTCTCTTTTTTAAAGTAGTTGATGATTTTTGAAGCATCTATATCTCTTACTGAGCCATCTGTATTTCTAAAGTGATAAGTTTTTGGTGCATTGTTTGTATCGTATGTTATGCCATTTGTTCCACAAGAGGCATCAAGAGCATCAGCTTCTATGAGTTGCAGTTTCAAGCCATCTGATGTATGGATTTTAT